GTATTGAAGGTTCTGCTCCTGAAGTTTCAGTAGCTACTTAATCAAAAGCTACATCGTTGGAAAAATTCCACTCCACACTGTAGGATCTCTTGCACTCTATTCAAAAATATTATATAAATATTGCACTATACATAAATTAATATTCTGCATAGACGCAGTATAGTCGACGGCCTAGAGACTATGTAGAATTTAACTAGGAGAATAATCATGGCATCAACTACATTTTCGGGACCTATAAAAGCGGGAACGATTCAAAATACTACAGGTACAACTATTGGTACTAACATTGCTAATGTTGGACAAGTTGTAATGACTCAAACACACCTTATTGATTTATCTGGTGGAGCACTTGCTGCAGACGTAACAAATATTGTTATTCCAGCAAACTCACAGATTATTGATGTGGTAATAGATTCAGTAGTAGCAGCTTCTGGCGCAACTAATTTAAGTATTGGTGACGTAGCCGGTGGAGCAACAAGTATAATTAATACATATGCACTTGGAACAGGTGTTGGTAGAAAATACCCAACAACTCAAGCTGGTGGAGCACAAGCTTGGTCTGATACAGGAACTACAGATATTAGAATAACTGTAACTGCATCTGCTGCAACAAATGCAGGATCAACTAGAATTACTTTTTTGTATTCACAAAATAATAATTTAAGTTAATAAGTAATTAAGGTGGGCCTCCGGGCCCACTTAAAATTAATTAAGGAGAATAATATGGATTCAGATCAAACAACATTAAATAAAACTACAGGTGCAATTTCTGTTTTAAGAGGAGCAAGATCTAGAGTTACTTCTATTCAAGGTAGAGGTGAAGCGGGTTCTGTTTTACTTTTACATGATGCAGCAACTACAGGTGCAGCAGCGGGAAGTAATTTAAAAGCCACTTACAGATATGAAACTGAAGGACTAGAAGTCTATATTCCAGGTTCAGGTATTTTATTTGAAAATGGAATTTGTGCTACACTCACTCAAACTAGTGGTACAGACGGCAGCGTTACGTTAACTATCACAGGAGCGTAAGCTCATGGCTAACACTACCTCTGGAACTACAATTTTTGAAAAAGGTTTTTCTATATCAGATATAGTAGAAGAAGCTTATGAAAGAATTGGTATTCAAGGTGTATCAGGATATCAATTAAAAGGTGCAAGAAGATCATTAAATATTCTTTTTCAAGAATGGGCTAATAGAGGTTTGCATTATTGGGAGATTGCAAACAATTCAATTACATTAGTTAATAATCAATCAGTTTATACAATGTTTAGAGCTCCGTCTGATGGAACTTCTTCTGCAACAGCTGTATATGGTGTTGATGATATTTTAGAAGCTAGTTATAGAAATGCACAAAGTATTGATACACCTCTTACAAAAATAAACAGATCTACTTATCAAGCCTTGTCTAATAAATCTTCTACTGGAAGTCCTTCACAATATTTTGTTCAAAGATTTATTGATAAAATTACAGTTACTTTATATTTAACTCCTGGAACTTCAGAAGCTGGAAACTTTTTTAATTATTATTATGTAAAAAGAATACAAGATGCCGGAGACTATACTAATGATGCAGATGTGCCTTATAGATTTGTACCTTGTATGGTAGCAGGACTTGCTTATTATTTAGCTGTTAAATTTTCTCCAGATAGAATCCAAGTTTTAAAAATGTTATATGAAGATGAATTACAAAGAGCTTTACAAGAAGATGGTTCTTCATCAAGTTCATTTATAACTCCTAAAACTTATTACGAAGGATTGTAATGGCAAAATTATCAAGAGGAAAATATGCACAAGCAATATCTGATAGATCAGGTATGGCATTTCCATACCAAGAAATGGTAAAAGAATGGGATGGTAGTTTTGTACATAATTCAGAGTTTGAAGCTAAACAACCTCAGATTCAACCAACAAGATTTACAGGAGATCCCCAAGGTTTAATGAATGCTAGACCTGCGAGAACTGAACCTGCAACAGAAAATTTATTACCAGGAAATCCATTAAGTTTAACTTCAGGATCAAGCACTCTAATAGTAACTGAACCTTCACATAGAAGATCGACAAATGATACTGTTGTTTTTAGAAATGTAAATGGAAGCCCCGGAGGCCTGGTGTATTCTTTATTTGAAAATGCTTCAGGATTTAGTATAACAGTAATTGATACAAATAGTTATAGCTTTGATTGCGGAAGTAATGCAACTGTAACAGAAAATTCAGGAGGAATGTTTGTAACTGCAGGACCAGTTACTCTAACACCATAATGGCTTACACTTTAACAAATTTACAAGATGATATTAGAAGTTATACTGAAGTAGATAACACAGTATTTTCTACAGGTGTATTAAATACAATTATAAAGAACTCTGAAAATAGAATATATAGAGATTCAGATTCAGATGATAATAGATTTTATGCAACATCTAATCTAGTAATAGGTAGTAGATATGTAACTATACCTTCTGATTTAAGATTTATTAGATATATACAGTTAAAAGATTCTAATGGTGATCAAGTATTTTTAGAAAAAAGAGATACTTCTTTTATGTCTGAATACTACAATACTCCAGCAACTTCATCTGGTCTTCCTAAATACTATGGAAACTGGGATGCTGAAAACTGGGTAGTAGCACCTACACCAAATGCCACTTTTGAGATTACTATGGCATATACAAAACAACCAGATTCAATAACAGCTTCACCAGGAAGCACAGCTGGTACTTATACAAGTAATAAATATCAAGATTTACTTTTATATGCATCTCTGGTAGAAGCATATGGATACTTGAAAGGACCTGTAGATATGTTACAATACTACGAAGGATCTTATCAAAGAGCTTTACAATCGTACTCTATTGAACAACAAGGTAGAAGACGCCGAGATGAATGGCAAGATGGGGCCATACGTACTCCAATGAAATCTGAATCACCATCAAAATACTAAGGAGATAAAATATGGCTAATATAGTACCTGACTCTTTTAAAACAGATACTTTAAAAGGAACTTTTAACTTTGATTCATCAGGTGGAAGTACTTTTAAAATTGCTCTGTTTACATCATTAGGTGGGTTTAGTACATCTACAACTAGTTATTCAGGAGCAGCAAATGAAGTTGCTAATGGAAGTGGTTATACAACAGGTGGAAATACTTTAACTAATAATGGTGTAGCTGTTGCTAGTAATATTGCATACGTAGACTTTGCTAATACAACTTGGTCTTCTGCATCAATTACTGCAGTTGGAGCTTTGATTTATAAGAGTAGTAGTAACGAAGCTGTTTTAGTATTAGATTTTGGCGGAACAAAAACTTCTACAAATGGAGATTTTGAAATTGCATTCCCTGCTGCCACTTCTTCTGATGCTATCATTAGACTCGGCGACGCATAATATTTAAAGGATTAATTAATGGCATTGGTAGTTAACGACAGAGTTAAGGAAACATCTACAACTACTGGAACAGTTACGTTTAATTTAGACGGAGCTGTTACAGGGTTTGAAACGTTTTCTTCTGCTATTGGAAATGGTAATACAACGTATTACGCAATAGAAATTCCTAACACAACTGAATTTGAAGTTGGTCTTGGAACAATTGCCGCTGGAACATTAGCTAGAACAACAGTTATCTCTTCTTCTAATTCAGATTCATTAGTCAATTTTTCAGCAGGTACTAAGAATGTATTTTGTACTCTTCCTGCTTCAAAAGCAGTTATTGAAGATGCAAGTAACAATGTAACCTTACCAGCAGACCTAACTGTTGATACAAATACTTTACACGTTGATAGTTCAAATAATAGAGTTGGTATTAATACCACAAGTCCCACACAAGCATTAACAATTGATGGTGGTAATTTAGCTAAAATTCAATTTTTAGGAGGTGGTTTTCAGAGTATCTATTATGGAGATTCAGGTAGTGCTACAGCAGCTTTTGTGCATTATGACCATAGTTCAGACAATTATCAAGTAGACGTTTCAGGCACAATTACTTTGGATGCTCCTACAAGTATAAAACTATCGGATAATGGGACTCAATTTGGTCAATTAGAGGATTCAAGTAATGACTTTGTTATCTCATCAGTTGTATCAGATAAAGATTTAATCTTTAAAGGTAACGATGGTGGTTCAACTATTACAGCATTAACTTTTGACATGAGTGAGGCAGGTGCAGCTACATTTAATGATAAAATTATTTTAGGTGCTAATAAATCAATTGAGTTTGGAGACTCAGGCGAAACTATAACAGGTGATGGAACAGCTATAACAGTAGCGTCTAGTGAAGATATTACTCTTGATGCCGCATCTGAAATTAATTTAGACGCAGGTTCAGATAGTATTAGAATTAAAGATGATGGAACAGAATATGGTAGAATACATAGAGTATCAGGTGGTGGTCTAATAATTAAATCACAAGAAAGTAATAAAGATATACAATTTCAAGGTGTTGATGGTGGCTCGTCTGTTACAGCATTAACTTTAGATATGTCAGAAGCAGGTGCTGCTACATTCAATGACAAAGTTATTTTAGGTGCTAATAAATCAATTGAGTTTGGTGATGCGGGTGAAACCATATCTGGTGATGGTACAGACTTAACAATCGCTTCAAGTAATAAAATTATTTTGAATGCCGATGGAGCGGGTCAAGTTTTTTTCAAAGATGGTGGAACTAATTTAGCAAAATTATTCGTATCTTCTCAAGTATTTACTTTAGAGACAATTGTATCAGATGGAGATTTTGCAATAAAAGGTAACGATAATGGTTCGTCTGTTACAGCATTAACTCTTGACATGAGTGAAGCAGGTGCTGCTACGTTTAATGACAAAATTATTTTAGGTGCAAACAAAGCAATAGAATTTGGAGACGCCGGAGAAAGTATTTCAGGTGATGGTACAGATATGACTATTACAGGTAATATTGTTAAAATAGATGCTGCCAATAGAATTATTTTAGACGCTGCAGAAAATAGAATTGATTTACACGACAATGGAAGTGAATTTGCTCGTTTTGTTAATAATGGTGGTCAGTTAAGAATATTAACAGGTTCATCAGCAGCCACTGCAGTTTCTTTTGATAGTTCAGGTGCGGCTACATTCAATGACAAAGTTATTTTAGGTGCTAATAAAGTTATTGAGTTTGGTGATGCGGGTGAAACCATATCTGGTGATGGCACTAACTTAACCATTGCATCTTCAGGTTTTTTCTTACTTGATGTTACAGGCAATATTTTATTAGATAGTGCAAATAATGGTTTTATAGCTTTAAGAGATAATGGTACGTCATACATTAATTTTTCAGAAAATTCTGGAAATGCAATACTTAATACACCTATTAATGATGGCGATTTTTTTATTAAAGGTAATGACGGTGGTTCAGAAATCACAGCATTAACTTTAGATATGTCAGAAGCAGGTGCTGCTACATTCAATAGTGATGTAACTGTTGGATCTAAATTAAAATTACCAACAAATACAGCTAACAAAATATTAGTTGCTGATGGTACATCTTTTGAAGAAGTAGATATTTCAGGTGATGCAACTATTGCATCTGGAGGAACATTGACATTAGCTAATTCTGGCGTATCAGCAGCTAGTTATACAAATTCATCAATTACAGTAGATGCAAAAGGAAGGGTAACGGCAGCTTCAAGTGGAGCAGCAGGAGTATCAGCAGGATTTGTTACGGCTATGGCCATTGCGTTGTAGTTTAAAATAGTTTATAAGGAGAAATATGGCACAAGATTTTGAACGATATATACAGAGAAACGTAGGAACATCAGCAGTAACTGTTCATACAAGTAATTCAGATGATGCAATTATCTCTATTCGTTGCGCAAACACAACAACATCAACAATAAATATAGATGTATTCATCAATGATGGATCAAACGATTATTATTTAATTAAGAACTGTCCAATAGTTAGTGGCGGATCTTTAGAATTAATTGACGGCGGAAGCAAAATCGTAATGCATAACAATGATATTTTGAAAGCAAAGTCTGATACCGCTTCAAGTTTAGATGTATGGGCTTCTTTCGTTGATGCAATAAGCACATAGGAGTAACCATGGCGTACTTAGGAAATGCACCGAAACAAAATTTAAATACCATGAACTCTCAACAGTTTAATGGTGATGGGTCCGCGGTCAATTTTACATTAAGTCAAAGTGTTTCAAACACTGCAGAAGCAGAAGTCTATGTTGGAAACGTGAGACAAGATCCGTTTTCAGCTTATTCAATATCAGGTGGTACTACTTTAGCTTTCACAGAAGCCCCACCATCAGGTAC